ACTATCTTTACCAACTGTTGTAATAGCGTTTGACTTATTATCTTTACGTAATTCAAGCATCTGTGTTGTCTTATTTGCTACAGAACTGCCGTCTCTGTCCATTCTTTTACCTTTATTATCGTAGGCTCTGCCACGAATTGCACCACCAGTGACTACCTTGGGCTCACGATTACCACCTTGACAAGTGTTTACTGTAGGAGACTTACCATCTGGACTATAGACTCTTTTGAGTATGTCATGTCCGTTAATATCAACTGCAACGCCTACTTGTTTTGGCTTAGTCTCTATCTTTGGTACTGTTCCTTTGCCTGCATGAGCTGTAATCGTAGGTGATTTGCCGTCTTCACTATAAACTCTTTTTAATATGTCATGTCCTGGAGTGTCAGTTTTACCAACCATTTTAGGTTTTGTTTCTATGTATTGCTCTGTATTAGATGCAGTAATTGTTGGCGACTTACCCTCATCACTATAAACTCTTTGTTTAGTTTCATAGACACCATCACGATAGACAAACTCCATAACTTCTTGATCAAACACTTCTGTCTTAATGCCTAATACTTCCTTAAGTTTGAGCCATATGTTATCGCCTGGTATTGCAAAACTGCTGTCTGTTCTAAACCAATGTTCTACCTTTGTGACTGGCATATTAGTTTCTTTTGCTATCTGTTTGTTTGTCTTACCAGACTCTTTCTTCATCTCTCTCAATAGATGTTGTAGCCCAGATATGTTGACTTCATGCTTTCTAACCTTTACTTCTTCTACATTCATGCCTACTTTTATTGGCTTATTGACCAACTGCCTGCGGTATTTATCCTTGTAATGATGAGGTTTTGCACCTGTTTTAGAGTAATTAGCGTCAATACAATAGCTTTTGTCTCTATCGCTATCATAGTTATCTTCAAGTATATCCCTTAAAACTATGCCTTTATCTTCTGGTTCTTGTATTCCTGGTATGTTAGTCCAGTAATATCTTTGCCTTGATTGAGCACTTAGAAGCGAACTATTTATAAAAATGGGTTCTATACCAAATGTTATCTCTGGATAACACTCTGATACTTGTTGAGATATAACCTGTAAGAACTCTTTTTTCATCCTCACATTCTCTAATAGGAAGTATTTAGGCTTTATTTCTTTTAACAATCGTATGAACTCAAAGAACAATGCAGATCTAGGATCGTCAAAGGCCAACTGCTTACCTGCAAAACTAAAACCTTGGCAAGGAGATCCCGCTAACATCAGATCTACATCTTGATAGTCTTTCGGATCTAAGTTGCAGATGTCTCCTACTTGCTCAATATCTGGATAGTTTGCTTGACTAACCTGGATAGCATACTTATCTATCTCACTTGCATAATACTTTTCTACTGGTATGCCAAGCTGATCAAGAGCAATCCGACCACAAGACATACCATCAAATAAACTCAGTACCTTCATATCATAGACTCTTGACTGTTGTCCTCGTCAAAAAAGTTTAAGATTTCACCTTGAGGATCTACACTCCCCATACCAACATTAATAATATGGTATTTCTTGTATGCCGATAACACCGTATCTGCTTTTTTATTGTTGTAATCATCTACAGCTTGTTCATATGCTAGTCGCATCATCATGTATAATTCGTTAGTTCTACCCATTTCTTCTCCCTTTTTAGTTACTTAATGTATTTAAGTTGTTACGCATAGTAGACATTATAGATAAAATATTATAATATATCAACTATACACATAGAGGAGTAAATTATGAGTAAAAAAGAAGTAAATGTAACTGAGATTATTGATGAGATAATCAGCTACACAAATCCATCTAAGGAAGACTTAGAAAAACAAATAGAACAAGATAAGATCAATTACCTTGTATGGCAATGTGGTGTTGCTATCAAAGAACTGCAATCAGCAGTTGACGAACTTTATAAATCTAAGGAGGCATCATGAGTGTAAGTAAGAATGACAAACTGCGTTCTCGTTTATATGAGGATCTATTAGATGCAACCGAAAATGCACAAAGCCTGGGTGTTCCAGAATTGGTGTGGTTCGGTATATCCTTCTTTACCCAAATGGCAATAGACTGTGCCCCAAGTGTAAAAGATGGTAGAAAATTAGTTAAAGATGCGTCAAGCACAGTAAGGAAACAAGCATTATGAAAGTACCAGATATGTTAGAGGACTATCCACATAAACAAATTGGTGATGCACTTTACTTTCCACACTTAGATAATCAGACCTATCACAACGGTCCTGGCATATCTTCATCTAATATTAGAAGGTTTAGTCAAAGTCAGCTTCATGCTTTTGAAGAAGTCATTGAACCAACACCTGCTATGAATTTTGGATCTGCCGCTCATTCTTTAGTGGTAGAGGGTGAGGGTGCATTTTTTAGTGATGTGGTAACAATAACTGGATCTCCATATACCAATAGCAATAAAGCATTGAAGCAAGAAAGTCTTGCTAAAGGTTTGACTGTTATTAACGAAAAGGACAGAGATACCATATATAGCATGAAAAACAGCTTAGTAAAGGAAGCGAGAGCTCATCTAAATCCAGAAAAGGAGTATCCTAGCACTTTAGATTCACCCTACGAAGTATCTATATACTGGTATGAACAAGGTTTGCTATGTAAAACCAGAGCAGACGTTGTTTTGAATCCGTTTGACAAACCACAACCAAGTAACGGCATTGTCTTAGTTGATTACAAAACTACTGCTGATTGTTCAATCAAAGGTTTTACAAACTCTTGCAGAAGATACTCGTACGACCTACAGGCCGCTTGGTATAAACGTGGTTTTGAAGCTGCAGGCTACCAGGTTGTTGATTTTGTATTTGTAGCACAAGAAAAGAAAACACCTTTTGCAAACAAGTTGTTCAAGATGAACCATACAGATATGGAAGTAGGTTGGAACTTCTTAAGTGATTACTTAGAAGAATACAATAAGGTTCTCAATGGACAAGCACCAACCATATACAACAGTCCTAATGTTGTTGATCTAGATACTGGCAACTTTTACAGAGAGGAGTTACATGACTAAATGGCATGGTGGCAAAGGCGACAAACCTAGAGCCAAAAGCCCAGATAAATGGGATAAAGGTTGGGAAAGAATATTTAACAAAGCTAAAAAAAAAGTTATAAAAGAAAAAATAGACATAACCAAACTAAAGAATGTTTGGGAAGAAAAGTCTACAAAGAAGGAGAAACAAAATGAACAAATCTGAAATTAACTTAGCAATTAAAGTAGCACAAAGAAATAAAGGTATTGCACAAGAAAATTTAATAAAAGCAAATACAGATTTACACATTCTATATTTATTAAGGCAAGAAAAAAAACAAAAGGGTTTTATAGATTTATTTTTAAACGGAAAAACTTTTTACGGAGAAACAAAATGACAGATAACGTAAACCACCCACCACACTATAAGAAAGGATCTGTTGAATGTATAGATGCTATCAAGTCAGCTTTAACCAAAGAAGAGTTCAAAGGTTATCTAAAAGCTGCTGCAATCAAATATATTTGGCGTGAAGATCATAAAGGATCTAACATCCAGGATCTGCAAAAGGCCGTATGGTATCTTAATAAACTTATAAAAGAATTAGAGGAGCTGTAATGGATCTTAGCTTTTATGCCGTAGTAGGGCTTTTACTCTTAATGATCTACGCTTTTATGGAAAACAGAAAATGAATTTAAAAGAAAGAAAAAAAGAATTAGAAAAACATATTAAGTATATTGAAATAGTTTTAAAAGAAAAAAAAGATGAACTATTTTGTGTAAATGTTGAAATTAAAAAAGGGGCATAAAGCCCCTTAGTCATACAGCAACCTTTAGAAAGGTGGTATAGCTTCCTTAGGTGGACTCATATCTGAATCAGCTTCTGGCAAATACAATTTGATTCTTGTCTTTTTAACATTCACCACACCATTATCGCCTTCAAACGAATCATCTATTTGTTCAGTCTTGAGAACTAGCTTCTTACCAACAAAGTCGCCATGATTCTCTGGATACTTTTTAAATCCAACAGCTTTAGTAAGCCTGGTAAATATCTCCGTGCTTACTCTTTTGTTTTCTTCACTTGTAGCCCAAAGGTTATACCATTCTTTGTGATCACGATACTTACCGCCATCTAATTGCATTGTTACCAGTAAAGTCCAGTTACCTGCTTTGGACTTATATTTGTCCGTAGCAATAATCTGTGCATTGTGTTCACCATCTGGTGCTAGAGGTGTGCCACTAGATGACATTTCCTCTAGGTTATCAAAAAATTCTACATCACCGAAATCAGACATTTGTTTCTCCCATATTGTCGTTAGTTAATGTAAACCCTAACTTCTCAATTAGAGCACTCACATCTGGCTTCTCAAAACTTTCGAGTTTACCGCTACGATCTTTAGCTTTATAGCCTTGACCAAAGGTTGTTTGTAGCCATCTTGTTTGGATGTTTTTTCCATCCTCATCTTGTTCTTCTATAATACGAAGAGCAAGCACTTCATCAAAAAAATACGTAATTGATTCGCCAAGCTTAGTACCAACCATTTTTGGTGCGTGTCTAAGTATGCCATCGTCATTTACTATATCTTCTTTACATAAAAATAAAACGTGCATATTAAGATCCCTAAAAGCACGCATTAAATTTGTTACAGATTCCTGGACATTACCATAGGCCATACGTGGATCTTTGCTACGAGATTTCTCCCATGTCAATAAGATCTCGCTTATCTCAGAAACTGAATCTAAGCACACGGTGTCGTATTGTAATTTGCCAGACTTTAAAGCATCGTGTAGTTCCATAACTTCTGATGCTTCTTTTACTTCAATAGCCTCTACATTGTTTGCATCTTTAATAGATAACAATCCAGCTTCAGCACTTATGACAAGCACCTTACCAGGACAAGTTTTAGCTAATGTTGTTTTACCCGCTCCAGCCATTCCATACACCAAGATTTTTGCACCTTGATCCTGTACTAACTTTTGCGGAGATACTATTCTACTTTGTATTTCCATATCTACTCCTCACGTAGTTTTAAATTTAACTTGCATATTATAACCATAATAGTTACCATATGTAAAATGTTATTTTATACATTATGTTGAAAAAGGAGAAGTTATGGAGAATACCAACATTAAAGACCAAACCTGGCAAGCGAATTATTATTTTAGGACAAAAACATTAGCAACAAGAAAACTTAAGGAATTTGAAACTATGGGAATAAAACCAAACCACACCGATAGGAAGGTTAAGAAGTATTCACTTAAAGATTATATTGAGTTTTTAGGACAAAAAGAAGCTGCATCAAAGTTTGGTTGTTCTGAAGCATCATGTAAGTCTTGGAGATATGGATATAGACAACCGACTATCAATCAAGCAAAACAAATCATACGAGCAACTGAAGGTCGTTTAGATTATGAGTCTATTTATGGATCAATATCTGAAATACTAGATACAGAAGCTTAGTGTGTTTCAGTTAAATATAACTGAGGACGACACATCCTTAGAGCAAGCACTTGCCTACTATGATGATGGTTATAATGTCGTTCCGCTACAGAGATCTAATAAAAAACCACCACCTTTTCTTGGTAGTTGGGAGCAGTATAAAGAGTCTAGACCCCCTAGAACCCTTGTAGAATCATGGTTTAAAGACAGGCAGAACCTACAGGTTGCTTTAGTTTGCGGTAAGTTTATTGTAGTAGATGCTGATTCTCCAGAGGCCATGGACTGGGTAGAAAAGAATATGCCTGCTTGTCCATTCAAAGTCATTACTGGCAAAGGTATGCACTACTATTATAACAATCCACAAAACTACACCACCTTTGCTACAAGAAGAACTGCTGAGACACCAATAGAAAGATTAATAGACATAAGAGGTGTAGGTGGTCTGATCATTGCACCCTGGAATAGGCACGCTAACGGACAAGTATACAAACCTGTTACCTTTCCAGATTGGAAGATAAATGACTATAACGATTTACCAGATTTTACAGAGATAGAGTTTCAGAAAATAACAGGTGTACCAAAAACAGATACGGGTGT